ATTTATTTTCTTTTGACATATTTGTCTCCATGTTATGGGATTCCTCCCTTCTTGGCTGCTCAACATTAACAGCGTCTGCTGATTCTGCTGGGTTAGCCTTATAAAAAGTTTGCTTATACTCGTTGTATTGCTCCATACTATCAAATGATTTGCTTAAACCAAAAGTTGCCCCTTGATTGCAAGGTACTGATACTACAGAAACTTCAAATAGTTCCGCGTCCTTTATCTTATATCCGTCAGTTTCAGTCATATAATCGGCTTCCTTGACTTTGAAACCGACAGAAAAAGCTCCAAGGACACCGTCTTTAATTAGTTGTGTTACATCGCCAGCAGCTTTTGATATCTTTGCAGATATTTCTAAACCGTTTTCTGTAACTTTTAAATCTTTTGCACGACCAATTGGTTTGTCGTAGTTGTGATTAAACAAAATGATTGGATTATTTTTGAAGTTCTCTAATCCGCCTTTTGTCCATGCATCGCTTTCAATGATATCTCCAGCTCTGTCAATACCGTTTGTACTTGCAGAACCTTTAATATCTATACCGCCATCATCAGTTTCACCCAATGATTTGAAAGTGCTAGTCCAATGATAAATTTTACTTGACATCTTTTTTCTCCACTTTCTTCTTAGCAGGTGCTTTTTTCTTAGCAGGTGCTTCTTTTACTTCTGGTGTGACTACTACGTCTACTGGGTATCTTTTTGAGACTACACTAAGTACTCTGCTCCAAGAACCAAATGCTCTTCTTAATAAGTAATCTTTAACAGGAACATCATTCCCTTTTGCTTTATAAGCAGGTAAGTCCATTGTACCACCTTCTTTTTTAAAGTACTCAGAAAGAGACTTTACCATCATATCTTTTGTCATAATTATTCTTCCTCGCTTGGGGCAGCCTCTTGAGGTCTACCGCCTTGTTCCGGGTTTGTTGCTGAGCCTGCTATATTTGCAGGTACTCTTGGCTCATCAAATCCGTCTACAGGTTCTTTTCCTAATGCTTCTCTTGCTTCGTTAGCACTTAATATACCCGTGTTAACTAAAGTAGCATAGTATGCTGCCTGGTCCCTCAATTCTGGTTGTAAAGCAGGAATCCCTGTCACATCTTCATTTAATGAGAAACCAAAAAATCTTTCTAGTGCAAAACTTACCTTTTTAACTATAGGTAGTATTGTTTCTAAGTAGTATAATCTATGGTTGGGTCTAATGTTTGCATTATTGCCACCATCCATCAGTACTGGAGGTATTCCCATAGCTTCTAGTATGATTTTTTCATTTGATTTAATTCCTTCTTGGAAATCTAAATCTTTAAAATTAATTTCTGTTAAGTTTTCTACTTCAAGTCCACCATCTAAAAATAGAGGTCTTCTACCTCCAGATTTAGGGTTGTATCTAGCAACCCAGGCTTGTAACATTCTTTCTTTTATTTTCTCTGAAAGAGTGTTTGGTGATTTTAAGACTAATCCTGGAACTGCTCCATTTTTGAAAAAGTTGTCTTGAAAATCTCTCATGCTTCCTAATAACTGCATAGTTCTGAAAGCTGGTTTTAATCTTGGTACGCCTCTGTATATTGAATTGAAACTATTTTCTTTTATATGTATAATTTCATTCGGGCTATAATCTATTGAGTTATCATATGAGAATCTTTCTATATAAGTTTTATCGTCAGTATGAATAGTAACTTTATCTGCTGGTAGGTGATATAAGTGAGCACCATCAAAGTAAATAAAGATATTACCATCTATAAGTAAATCAATTACAAGATTTCTTTTAAAAGAACTTATATCTTGAAATGGATTTGGCTCTTTATTAAGTAATAAATCAACTTTAGACTTACGAATATTTTTTACAATATTAGTAGCTCCTAGTACTTTTTCTCCAACTGCAAAAGGTATTTCAGCAACATCGTCAACTATCATGTTTACTGCACGGTTAACAATCTCTAGTTGCTCGTATGCATTTCTGTAGTTAGTTACGACTTCACGAGAGTCTACCGTCATTCCTTCATTTCTGGAAATAACGTATTGCGAAGGATTTAGTTTTTCCTCGCTATCTCTTCCTAAGAATCTATCATACCATGCCATATTTATCTCTCTGTTTCTCGACCCATCTTTTTTGTTTCTCTGCGTGTATCAACTTGGGTCTTTTACCATAAATTGAATGTAACTTCATATGGTGACTATGGCAGAGTGTGACTGTATCTTCATAAAGTTCTTTGTAGTGTCCATCAATAAAGGCTTCTCGAATCTCTAGTATTTCTTGTTCGTTGTTAATAATTAATTTTTTCTTTTTTATCCAAGTTTCTAGTAGTTCTGTGAGCCCGTGATAGTGATGAAAATCTAACTGTTCAGTGGAATTACAAATATAACAGTTACTTGATTTGTTATATTGCGATTTCGCTTTATCTCGTACGTATTTGACTAAATCTCTTTTGAAATTCATATTTCTACTCTTAATTAGAATTATACCAAAAACATACAGCAAATGTCAAGAACTGTTTTTTGCAGGTCTTGTTAGAACGATGTGGCTGTAGTTTCAAATGTATATAACGCATATCGCATAGCATCAGCCATATGGGATGCCATGTTATGCTTTGGTTTCTCTTTTAATAAATTAGGGTTTGGGTCCCATTGATATTGGTCCAGGGACGATATGGCTTCTTTGCAAGTTTGGTTTACTATAAGGTCGTCATTGTCTACAATGCCTGCTACATGACCTATACCATCTAATACTGATTTTTTGGCGTTTATAGTACTAATATCATAGTTTTGTGCAAAGTCGTATCTTGTCTGTTGAGCTGCAGAATCAATGTAAATATAATCAATATCCCATTTTTGAATTAATTTTTGAATGTGTCTTGCATGCTGTTCTGTAGTCTTTTCAGAGTCCATATACTCGTCTAGTAGAAAGTATTTTCTTTCATCCCAGTCATATGCAATTACACAAAAAGCTGTGGGGTCTTTGTACCCTACGTCAAGTCCAGCAAAAACATCCATATTTCTAACATCAATTTGAGATAAGTCTGCTTGACAGGCTTCATGGTTAAATGCCCACACCTGACCTTCGTAAACATTAAAGTCTGCCATATACTCTTGTGCAAACTCATTTGCCGACATTGTTTTCTTTGCTTCTATTATGTCTGAATCTGACACACGAGGATTCTCGTGATAAGTTGCTTTTACTGAACACCATTCTGGAAACTCTTCACTGAAACCTCTGTAATAGAACTCTGCAAAGTAATTATTTCTACCCCTTGGAGTAGATATAAATATTGCTTTTGAATTTTCTTTGTCTAGTGTAGGTCTTAGTGCAACATTGAAGGCATCTCTGCCATCTGTAAGAGCTGCTTCATCGAATATAATTAAGTCATAGCTTCTACCAACAACTGAGTCTACCTGATTGATAGAACCCATTCTTATAGTAGAGTTATTAGATAATTCTATAACTTTATCCTTTGCATTATCTCTCAATACTTCTAGGTCAAAGTGCTTAATTAAGTTTCTTTGTAAGTCAAATGATATTTGAGATAATGAATAATTTGGTGACATTAATAGAACGTGGCTGTCCGGAACTAGACAGACCAATTGTCCTATTATATTAGATATATAAGTTTTGCCTTGACGACGTGAAATAGCCGCGCATACAAAACGATACTTTGGATTATTGATAGCATTTATAATTGCTCTTTGAGATGTATTAGGTTCTATTCCTAATAGTTCAAGATATTCCATTATAGGAAGTTTAATAAAGCGGTTCTCTGGATTTAAATCCATAAGATACTCACTTAATATATCTGTACGGCTAATTTCTATCAATGTAGTGTCTCGTCTGGAAATAGAGTGTCTTCATCGTCTATCAAGAGGTCGAGCTCTTTTAGTTTAGTGTATAGATAACAATAAGTAGCAGATACTTGTTTAATCTTTTTCTCAGCGGGAGATAAAGTTCTAAACTCTTCTGCATTTACTAAATCTTGTAGTAACTTTCCTGCATGTACTATGCCTTCTTCAAGCCATAGTCGTGTTCCGTTTGCAGTTGTCATTATTTTCTCCTTCTTTTTAATCCTAATGTTCTTTTTTGAGACTTTGGTGGTCTCTTTTTTGAGCCTCCTGGGCCTGCCCAGAAAACTTTGTTT